GAGTGGGATGAGCGCTCCACTAATCTCGCGCCTTTTGTCTCTGAGTTTTACCGCGTCCTGCGCAAAGGTGGAACAATGATTATGTTCTACGATATTTGGAAGCTATCGAACCTTGCCAAGATTATGGAGGACAGCAAGTTCAAGCAGCTTAGGTTTCTTGAGTGGATTAAGACAAACCCTGTGCCGATTAACAGTAAGCTAAACTATTTGACCAATTCGCGAGAGATCGCACTATCTGGCGTGAAGGTTAGCAAGCCTACCTTTAACAGCAAGTATGACAACGGAATTTATCGATATCCAATTTACCATGGCAAGGATAGGTTCCACCCGACACAGAAGAGCTTGCCGCTATTTGAAGAATTGATCCGTAAGCATTCAAGCGAAGACGATCTTGTGTTGGATTGCTTTGCGGGATCTGCCACGACTGCAGTTGCAGCAAAAAAGACAAATCGTAACTTTATTGGTTGCGAGATGGATGAAACATATTATATTAAATCTATGGAGAGAATAAAAAATGGATAAAAGCACACAACTAACAATGTTTTCGTCGAAGACAGGCGAATGGGCTACACCTCAAGAATTTTTTGACAAGCTTGACTGGCGATTTGGCCCCTTCGATCTGGATCCTTGTGCCGATTGTGTCAATACGAAATGCGCAAACTTCTTTACGGAAGCTGAAGACGGGCTTTCCAAAAGCTGGGAAGGGTTTACAAGCTTCATTAACCCTCCTTACGGGAGAGGCCTCGAGAAGTGGATCAAAAAAGCTTATGAGGAGTCCAGGAAGGAAGGCACTAGAGCAGTTATGCTCATTCCTGCAAGAACAGACACAAAGTATTGGCATCAATATATTATGAGGGCAGATGAAGTGTACTTTGTTAAAGGTAGGCTTAAGTTTGGTGATAGTAGCAATAGCGCGCCATTTCCATCTGCTGTGGTTGTTTTTGATGGAGCCAATCAAAAGCAGATATTCGGAGCTATGAATCGATGAACCGAAAGCAAAAAAGGGCGGTTAAGAAACATATGAGCCAAGATGCTCAAGAAAAAATGGCAAGCAAAATTGCATTGTTTGGGAAGCTCCCAGAAATGTGCAATGTTTGTCAAAAAGAGTTTGACAAACAAGACAAGGATATGGTAAACTCTTGGTCTGTGGTAGTGAAACAAGAAGTTGTGCGATTGTTTTGCCCAGAATGTATTAACAAAGCAAAGGAGATAATAGATGCCAGTTAATAGACTATCGAAAGATGCCTTAAAAAAGATTCTTCGAGGCAAGGTTGTCGAAGAATCGACGTGTGTGATTAAATTTTATTCTAATGGTTGTCACATGTGTCATAATCTAAGAGATTATTACCAAGAAATTTCCGACGACCTTAATTATGCAGACCTTCATTTTTTTGCATTCAACATAGATGATTACCCAACGGCCGAAAAAATACTGAATTTTAGCGGCGTGCCCACGATTTCTCTTGTTAAAACAGGAGGTAAGAAACCGAAAATCAGGGTGCTCCCTGAGCCGGAAAAACCGAACGATATGACGTGGTATAAAACCTCGGATATCAAACGCTTCATAGAAAAGGAGAAATAAAATGTCAACAGAAGCACAAAGAAAATTTACATTGGTAGGAGCACACAGACAACTCCATGCCAATGCTGCCAAAGAATTGGCTAAACTAGAATATCTCATCAATGAATCCACTGATTCTGACGAGATTGTCGATCAGGCCCGGGCCCTTGCGCTAGCAAATGCTGCCGCCGATATATTTGAAATTCATATAGAAAATCACCACAACAAGCCACCAACTGCTGCTGAAATTATCGCAGCACAGCAACCGCCAGATCCGCCGGACGATCCTAAAAAGAAGCAGGAGATGCTTGATAAGATAAAAAAGTTGACGGAGGCAAGGGGAAGCGTCCCTTTAGCCGTTCCACGCTCGCAGCAAAACCCTGCCGCGAGTGTAAGAAATCCAAAGCAGCACGGAAAAGAAAGAAGAAGCAGTGGGAATACCGCTAACAAAAAGAAAGATCTGTATGGGGACACATAATGTCTAAAAATTTATATGAAGCCGCTGCTGCAACTCTACGTGGTCAAGCGCTTGACGCGTTAGCTGTGATCGAGAGTTTGCTGCAAAGCCCGGCCGGCCCCGAAACAGTAAGCGAGATCGCAGCACAGGCCGAAAAGCTATCCAAATACGAAGCCAGCCTGATAACGCTTCAACAATACTTCGGCAAGAATTTTGAGGTACCCACCCAGCGCCCTGCGCCACCCCAGCCCGTTCCGGACGAAGGCCGCAATAGCGATCAGCCGCCGAAGAAAGTGACGCCAGAAATGTCCCCAACTTACAAGAAGTCAATAGAAAAAGAGAAGATTAGAAAAACAGCCGGCCAAACGTCGCCAAAGAAGAGCAAAAAGTAATGAAGGTAGAAGATTGCTTATCGTATGACGATGTGCTGCTTAGACCACAGTACTCCGACATTCGTTCTCGATCCGAAATTGATATTAGTACTGATTTGGGCAATGATTTGGGTTTGCAACTGCCGATTATTTCGTCGCCAATGGATACAATCTCTGAAGACGATATGGCGATTTGCCTATCACGCCATGGCGGTTGCTCGGTTATTCACCGGTACAACACTATCGAAGAGCAAACACGCCTCGTTGTCCGCGCGCTCGAGCAGGGCGGCCACGCGCCTGTTGTCGGCGCCGCAGTGGGGATTAGTGGAGACTTCTTAAACCGAGCCTCGGTGATGCGCGCAGTAGGCGCCAGTTTTATCTGTGTGGATGTAGCCCATGGCCACCATATCTTGATGAAAGAAGCGCTTGATACGCTACGCAGCGCATTAGGCCAAGACCTCCATATTATGGCTGGCAACGTCGCCACTTTAGAGGGGATAAACGATCTTGCAGACTGGGGCGCCGATAGTGTGCGCTGCAATATTGGAGGGGGCTCGATTTGCTCCACTAGAGTGCAAACGGGCCATGGCCTGCCAGGACTGCAGACAATATTTGAGTGTGCAAAGACCGACAGGGACGTTAAAATAGTTGCCGACGGAGGGATTAAAACTTCCGGAGATATGGTAAAAGCTCTCGCATGCGGAGCGGATGCTGTTATGGTTGGCTCATTGTTATCTGGCACCGATGAGGCGCCAGGAAAGGTGCTGCAAGACAAAGAAGGGCACAAGTGGAAATTGTACCGAGGAATGGCCAGCAAGGAGGCGCAAGTTGATTGGCGCGGAAAATACTCTTCTTTTGAGGGGGTTTCTACAACGGTACCATATCGAGGACCAGCTGCGGAGATTTTACAGGATCTGGAAAGAGGGATCAGATCCGGATTGTCATATTCCGGAGCAAGAACGATAAGAGAATTACAGTCAACGGCACAATTCGTAAAGCAGACTTCTTCAGGTATTTCTGAAAGCCGAACACACATAATAGGGCGAGAATGGTGAATGCCCAAAGAAGTAAAATACGGTAATTTGACCAAAAGAATAGTGTTCACGGAAACGGATCACAATCACGCAAAATTAATAATAAGACTTAAACATGATGGTCTAACGCAGGCAGCCTTTTTTCGCAACTTGATAAGGGGCTATCTTGCCGGCGATGAAAGAATACAACAATTTGTTGAAGAGACAAAAACCCAATCCTTAAAACATAAATACAAATCCAGGCGCCTGATGAAGAAAGGAAAAGAGAACATGCAGGAACTATCCTTAGATGAAAAAGAAATTGAAAACATCTTTGACTTACTAGAGGAGGAGTATCCAGAACTATGAGAACAGATGGTCTGCTTCCTTGTTCAAAGAAGTGTATAAAAGATAAACAAAATTGCAAACTTAAAGAATGCAAACATTGGATAGATTTCAAAGAAGATCGCAATTGTTGCCTTATATCAATATTTGAGCATGGCTCCATGACTTTACGAGAGGTAGCAGACCGATTGGGGATTTCATTTGCGCGCGTGAAGCAGATAGAAACCGCGGCACTGAAGAAGATTAAAAAGAGAGGAACATCCTTAGAGTTGTTTTTTTAACACTCAAAGGGTTTTTAATAATAATCAATACTATTTATTGTGAGTTTTAGACTAATTCTAAAGGAGAAATATAATGGCTCGTAAGACTTTATTAACAGAATCTGAGATTCGTCGTTTCTTGAAACTAGCTAGCATGCCTGCCGTCGGCGACAGTCGACTTCAGGAAATGGGCAGCTTACACCAAGAAGAGGATGAGTCTCTTGAAGAAGAGGTGGAGGA